CTCTTTGCCTTTGGCTAAGGCTTCTGCTTTTTTCTTTGCAGCGGCTGTAGATTTGTCCGTTGATTTTGTGGTGTCATCAACTTTTGTTTGAAGCAACTTTTCAAAGCCAGCCAATTCTTGAATCTTGTTTGTGACTCGACTTGTGGCTCGTTCGTTTTGTTTAAGCGCTGAGGCTTGGTTGCCTACATACTCATTAACTTTGCCGACAACAATTCCTAAGCCCTTCATGACTTGGGCAAAAGGTAAAACTATTACGGCAAGTTTGACAAATCGGTCTAGCCATTTGCCGGTGGAATCCTTGGCCTTGTCAGTGTTTGAGGTTAAATAAATTAAGACGTCTGCATAATCATTCAGCGTGTCTAAGGTTTCTTTTAAGACAGGCAAGAACAGGACACCCATTTGTGTTTGAAGGTCTTTAAGTTTGGCAGTAAAGGTACGTTGCTGGTTGGCTGCATCCTTAGCGGTCAAGGCAAAGTTGCCCTGTTGCAAGGCTGTTTTTTCAAGAATTACAGCCTGTGCTGCAAGGCTCTTATTTTGTGGGGTTAATGCCTCTTTAGTGCTTTTGACTAACTCAAGGTCTAAAGCCTTTTGGCGTAGCGTCGCATCATCAAGCAAAACACCGTAACGCCTCAGTGGTTCAGCCTCGCCACGCAAACCAGCACCCAAAGCCAACACAGCATCTTCTGGGCTTGTGTTATTGAATGATGCTAAGTCACTTGCAAGTTTGGTGAACTTGATGGACATTGCCGTTAGATCGGTGCCTGTCAGTCCTGCTGCCTGACCAAGGACGCCGAAAGTGCCTGCCGCTTTTAGGGCTTCAGTTTTAGATTGGCCAAGTTTTGAAGCGGCTGTGTTACTAAAATCAACAATGGATTGGCTGGCATCACCAAAGATTTGCTCTGCTTTGCTGGTTTCCTCATTGAGATCACTGGCCATCTTGGTTGCTTTAAAGGCAACGGCGGCCAAAGTTGTCAGGGCGGCAGTGGCTGGAACCATGCTGCGCTTCATGGCAAAGGCAACCTTGTCGCTTGTCTTTTCTAATTGCTGAAATTGGCGCTGGGCGAGTTTTATGCCTTTGCTGTCAAATTCCGAGACTATGTTGAGAATTACGCTCATTTCATCCTCATTGCACTGTTGGTTTGCTTCATAACTTTATTGACTAATTCTTTTACTTGTGTTTGCACATTAGAACTAGCAGAAGCATAGGCCCTGTAAATAACACGAGAAGGGTTGCCAAACCTGTTAGTGAGGTTCTGGCCTAAAACGCCTTCACGGCCCATGTCAAAGATGGTGGCTTGTGGACTTTTCCATCTAATGCCAAAGACACCAAGGTTTTGCTTGTTGCCAAAAGGTGTGTCTTTTACTTTTCGAGCGTTGGTAAAAGCGCTAATGTTTTTCCTGACACGGGCATCTGACCATGACATGATGTCAGCGCCTGATTTGCCTGCCCATGGTCTAGCCATGCCGGACAAAGGTGCACCAGAAGGCAACATTGTTTTAGCGTCTGAAATAACTGGTTGGACAATCTGTTTGAAGTCACGGGTTATTTGACGGCGAAGTTTCTTGTCAATGGTGTTGATTTCCTTCAGGGCCTCTTTAAGACCTGAGAACTCCATCGTTACATCTACTGGCATTACTTTCGACTTTCATTGATCATTTTGATGACTGTCGAGAGGTCGTCACTAGTGAACTCTATCTCATTAGGCCAGAACCCTGTGGCTATAAGCACCGCCGCTAGGGAATGTCGGTAGGTGCCTCGGAGAAAGGGCGATCGGTGTCCTCGCTTGCGATTTCTAATGACACTAATTTCTTTATGAAATCGTCAAAGACCACCGGGACAATTATTCCGTGGGTTTGACACGCAGACCAACAAAGAAACGCTAAGTCCTCTATGCCAATACCGTTAGCCATCTCTGACGCTTTAGTTTTGAACTTGCGTTCCCATTGTGTAACAGCCCAAAGATTGGTTGTAACAGTAAATGGGCCATCGCCCATGTCTGCGCGTAGTTCTAATTTCATGTCGGGTTTCCCTTGTTTGTTTGTTTATGCGACTGCCGCGGCGTACACGCCGCCCTTAAACGTCAGCGAAATGGAACTAAGTTCTCCCAGGGTCGCATCGATCACCGGCAGGGCCTCTAAATAAGTCCCGGTCAGGGTAAAGGAAGGATTCGTCGCTCCGACAGCAGATGACGTTGGCTTCATTACAACTGTTGTGGCTGTGCCCACAAGTGCTGAAAGTGTTGCGTAAGTTTCTGATGCTGCGTAAGACATGAACAACTCGCAGGTCAATTCATGATCTCCCAGCCCCGCTGTATAGACCCTTGATGAAGTTCCGAAGCTGGTGGATTCCAAAGCATCAAATTTTACCTGCAGGGTTGCTGAGGTGCATTGATCGCTTAGGTCCACCGCATTAACGGTAAGTGATGGATTTGAAAGGTAAGTGCTGGTAGCCATGTGATTTACTCCTCTGGAGATGTTTCTACTGTTTTAGCAGATTTGGTTGGTGTTTTGTCGGATTTAATAAAGCCACCTTCAATGAGGGCTTCAATGTTGGTTTCTTCGGAAGGTTCGAACTTGTCGCCCGGTCTTCCGATTCTTGGGGAAATGATTGTGTACATTGTCTGCCTTACGCTGTCTGTGCTTGTATGGATACTACTAGGTCGTAGCAAGGATATTCTGCACCACCTATAAGGTAGGCCGTTGGTTGTCCACTCATCACAATGACGTTGCTCGAGATCACTTTGGCTGTGATGTCTAGCAGTTGGCGTAACACTGGAAGGCTTGCAGGGCCAGAGCCAAGAACTTTGATAGGAAAAGAAACGTTCAGGATGTTGCCATTGCCTGCAAAAGTTGTGAATGAGGGGGCGTCCACAAAAACACAGTTAGGCACAATTTTGGTGGGGTCTGTTACAACCCTAATTCCTGCCACTGTGGCAATCTTTGACGCCACGTCGTCTATGGCTTCGTTGAGAAGGTCTGTAAAGGCCACTACGCCACCTGTGGGCGTGAGATGCCCAAGAGTTGCTTAATCATCGGAGTCATCGCTGAGACGCTCCCAGAGCCTAATGAGTCGAATGTGGCAAAAGTATCTTGGACACTTCCACGGCTACGCCACAACGCTGCTGCATACATTAGGACGCCCAAGGTGCAATCTCCGCCCGGTGAGGTTCCGAGCGCGTCGCCCGTGTACCCGGATTCTTGACGCCTGCGCCAACAAAAAGCATTTGCTGCTGAAACTGACTGTGTAAGCAATGTCCAATCATCGCTTGGGTCTGTGATGTCCACCCCAAGATATGTTTCTAACTGTTGCACTGTCGTCCATGTGCAGACCTGGTTATAAACAATAGTGCCGCCAGTTGAGGCCACACGTTCCACGTTGTCACCTGTGCAAGCAAACAGAACTTGGTTAGGTATTGGATTGTTATTGTCAAATAACAAATTACCTTCGGTGTCTATTCCAATGTATTCAAACTCTGGTTGTGCATAGATAGTGAAGGTGCCGTTAAAAGGTACGCCGACACCAGCGATAGTGATGGGTTGCCCCACCGCTATCTCTGTGTTCGTCAGTGTTTGTAGCACTGCATAGTTGTCTAGCAGTTGCTTAAAAGTGACTGTGTATGTAGCCATGGCGGCTAACCGCCTTTCGGACTAAGCCTGAGTGATTTTGCGAATCATGCTTGAATTTGCAGCAAATGTTGCGGCATACCCAAACACTGACATCTGGCGTCCCAGGGTGGTCGGAACCTCTACTGATAGGAGCCCGCGATCTTCGCGATACACCTCAAACGCATTTTGGTTCATGATAATCATGGTTTTTGCGGCAAACTTGTTGTCCACTACAATTTGCAAACCAAGTGGGTTCATACCTGACCATGAAGTTGCTTGTCCAGCGCCAAGGCTGTTCATGCCCATAAGTCCTGGTGCACCAATGCTTGGGAAAATTGGGCGGCCGGTGGTGTCCACCAGCTGGCCCATCAAACCCCAGGTGGCTGGATCCACAAAAATATGAGTTGGCAAGTAGTTAGTTGCTGCAGAAGTTGTGACTGCTGCGTCGTAGATTGACTTCATTAAGTCAGTTACTGACAAATCCCACACTCCATCTGAAGATGCTGCTGCGAGAAGGTTGTCTGCTGCGTAGTTGTCAATTGCTGTGAGATACTGCCCGGCGAGGTCGCGAACGATAATGTCCATCGCGTTTGGATCGGTAAAATCGAGCACCTGGTAGGACAATTGGGCACTGCCGGAGAATGTCACTTTGGTGACGGTATTCGAGGCAATTACGGCAGTAGTCGCTGACACTGCTGTTAGTTCTGTACTTTGCTGCGCCACAGTCGGATGGGTCGTCCATGTAGGTCTGATAAATGTTGCACCTGCGCCACTGTTAGGCATTGCGCGAGTTCCAAGTGCTGACAACACTGGAGCGATGTAGTTAATATCCGCAAAAACTGGAGCCAAAATTGGCACCGGCGTGATACCCGCGTCGTTAGAAAGCACGTTGTCGCCAGCGGCCGCTTCAATTGGGTTCTTGTGGTATGCGCGATAGTCAGCAAAAATTCGCTGTGCTGTTGCGGCTACTTCGCCACCCTTGTGCATTGCTGCTACGAACTCGCCTGCTGTTGGCAAACGTGGCTCGCGCTTTGCT